CTTCGATGAGGACCGGTGGTTCCCGTATGCAGCAATCGAGCGCTGGGTGGTCGCCTCAGTGGAACAACTGACTCCTGGTCAACGCGCCTCTGACGGGTTCTTCTATGCGGACTTCGTCAAGGAGCTCTTCCTCATGGATCCGCTCGGCGACTTTCAGACCAAGTGGATTGAGGAACGGCGGGCTGCGCCGAGCGACAGCGCCAGACGTCCCTATGAGACAAACACATGCACGGTCTCACCATGACCCGCACCGCCCGCCACCTGGCCCGCCACGGCACCGGCTCCCGCTCCTGGTCCGTCCTCAGCCCCTACAGCGGCCGGCGGCTGCGGATCGTGGCGGCGACCGAGCACGGGAACAAGGTGAGGCTGTTGCTGGAGACGGGGGCGGAAATGGAAGTGGACGCGATGACGAAAGTGGAGGTGGAGTCGTGACCCGCACCCGCACCGACCCCGCCCCCGAGGCCACCCTCGTCGCGAACTGCAAGCGCCTCGTGTGCGACTTCGGTGGCTACCTCGAGGTGATCGGCCAGCGCCGCGCCAAGAACTCCGGCACCACCGTCGGCGCCCCCGACGCCATCCTCTACCGCCGCGGCCGCACCCACGTCATCGAGTTCAAGCGCCCCGACGGCGGCCGGCTCAGCAACGGGCAGGTGCTCGCCATGCGCTGCCGCCAGGACGAGGGCGTGCCCACCTACGTCATCACCACCGAGCAGGAGTTCGCGGACCTCTTGTGCGGGCGCTGGTGCGGCGCCGGTGACGAGGCTTGAAGAGGGCCTCGGCGGGGCGATCGCTGAGGGAAACGGGCACAGAATCTGACACATCGAGAGTGTCGGATTCGGCAAAGTCGCTGGTAGCGCATACGGGATTCGAACCCGTGTTACCGCCGTGAGAGGGCGGCGTCTTTAGGCTCGGACGTGCCCGGCGGTCATGCCTGCCGTGCGTGCGCGTCCACACCGCCCGTGGACGGATTCGGGCACATCAGCGGGCACATCTCGTGCGGCTCTCTTCCTACACGCCTCGTTGCTACGCTGCCGTCACCTGCCAACGATGGGTGAAGAGAGGCGACATGGACGGTGGTACGATCAGCGCATGAACCCGCCCCTGACCGGCGACCTCGGCGCCCGCTTCCTCGAGCCACAGGTGACCTGCGAGGTCTGCGGCTGCAAGGTCGACCCGGATGAGTGCAAGATCGTCTGGGAAGAAGACGAGCCGAAGCTCGACTCCTCCTCATACAAGAAGCACCTCCTCGTCGACGCCACACCGCTCCTCTGGGGCATCTGCCGGGAGTGCGCCGGGTAGGTGCCGCTCCTGCGGCTGCGAGCTCGCCCACGATCACGACGACGCCTTCTGTTCCCCTTGCGTGGCCGCCAGGCGCGGCTACAACCCCTGTCATGACCCCGGCTTCGGCGACGCTCTGCTGCGTCTGTTCCTGTCGCGGCCGGGGGAGCGCCTGAACGTCTACCGCGAGCTCTTCATCGTCGCCCCCGACCGCGTCACCTATCACTGCGTCTGCGCCCACGTGCGGCGCCTCCGGCGTCGCGGCTACGCGATTGAGGGCGGGCACGACGGCACCTACCGGCTAAGTGGCGTCGCCTCCGACGCCACCGGACAGCGAGGATGAGTCGCTATGCCATCCGTCCCACTACGGCACGACCCCGAAGTCATCGCCAAGGTCATGCGCCTTGCCAAGAAGGGGTCAAGCTGCCGCCAGATCGCCGCCAAGCTCGGCATGAGCAAGAGCACCGTGAGCACCATCGCCAGGGACCAGGGCCACACCTGGGGCGCGGTCAACACGCGCAAGGCGGCCAAGGCGAACCGGGCCTACGGCGCCGAACGCCGGGCCGACCAGATCATGCGCATGGCCGCCGAGATCGACGGCATCGTCTCCCGCTACCGGGAGCCCACCAAGGTCTGGTCCTTCGGCGGGCGCGAGAACCTCTACAACGAGCACGTCCTCGAGGCGCCCGACAGCAAGACGCTGGTCGAGCTCTCGCGCTCCCTTTACAGCCTCGTCGCCACGATGCGCCAGCTGCACGACTACGACAACCGGCAGCCTTCCGACCTCTCCGACTTCGACCGCTTCCTCTCGGCGATGATCCCCGGGGCAGACAAGTGAGCCTCGGTATCAAGCCGCTCACCGGCAAGCAGCTGCTCTCGGTGGAGGCGGCCGACCGGCGTCTCAACATTTGGGAGGGCTCGGTGCGCAGTGGCAAGTCGGTCGCCGCCGACCTGCGCTGGCTCAAGTTCGTGCGCCACGGGCCGCCCGGCAACCTGCTCATGGCGGGCAAGACCGAGCGCACCCTGAAGCGCAACGTCATCGACCCCCTGACCGACGTGCTCGGACGTGCCCACTGCTCGTATGCCCTCGGCTCGGGCGAGCTGCGCCTGCTCGGCCGGCGCGTCTACGTGGCGGGGGCGAACGACGAGCGGGCCCAGGAGAAGATCCGCGGCATCACCCTGGTCGGCACCTACGTCGACGAGGCGTCGACGCTGCCCGAGTCCTTCTGGACGATGCTCCTCTCGCGCCTCTCCGTCGACGGGGCCCAGCTCTTCGCCACGACGAACCCGGAGGGTCCGCAGCACTGGCTCAAGGTCGACTACCTCGATCACGCCGCGGTGTGGGTGCGCGGCGACGGAGAGATGGTCACCGGCGACGACGAGGCGCTCGACCTGGCGCGCTTCTCCTTCCGCCTGCCCGACAACCCGCACCTGCCGCCCGACTACGTGAGCGCGATCAGCCGCGAGTACAGCGGCCTCTGGCGCCGCCGCCTCATCGAGGGCGAGTGGTGCGTAGCCGCCGGCGCCGTCTACGAGGAGTGGGATCCGTCAAGCCACGTCGTCCCGGCCGCCGCGCTGCCGCCGGTAGCGCGCACGCTCAGTGTCGGCATCGACTACGGCACCACGCACCCGACGCGCGGCTACCTGCTCGGCGTGTCGGCCGAGCCGCGGCCGCGCCTCGTGGTCATGGACGAGTGGGCCCCGCCGAAGATGACCGACTCAGGTCTCTCTGCCGACTACCGGCGCTGGGTCGCTGGTCGCTGCCCGGAGTGGGTCTGCGTCGACCCCGCGGCCGCCTCGTTCAAGCTGCAGCTGTTCAGCGACGGCCTGGCCAACGTGATGGACGCGCACAACGCCGTGCTCGACGGCATCCGCACCATCGCCTCCCTGCTCGCCACCGGCACGCTCATCGTCTCCGACGCCTGCGCCGAGCTCGTCAAGGAGATCCCCGGCTACGTCTGGGACCCGAAGGCGACGGCGCGCGGCGAGGACGCCCCGCTGAAGGCAAACGACGACTCCTGCGACGCGCTGCGCTACGCGGTGGCGTCCACCAGGGCCCTCTGGGGAGGGCTCGTCCCGATGACACTCCCGACTGACTTGGAGGCGGCATGACCCTTCCGTTCGGCGGTCCATGGCCGCCCCCACCCCACGGTAAGGCGCTCGCGCAGATGGCGGTCTGGTCCGCCTGGCTCGAGGGCGACCCGGAGGCGCTTCTGCGCGTCTACGGCAACTCGGCCGGCGCCCCCGGGCACGAGTTCTTCAGTCGCCAGGGCGGCGTCATCCCCGCCGTCGCCCGCTTCTTCTGGGGGCGCCCGAACCTGAGCGGCGGGCGCAAGGCGCGTCTGCACGTCCCCCTGGCCGCCGACATCGCCACAGCCTCGGCCGACCTGCTCTTCTCCGAGCCGCCGCAGTTCATCGTCGGCGAGGAGGGCAACGAGGCCGCGAAGGTGCGCATCGACGAGCTGCTCAACAACGGCGACTTCCACGCTACACTCGTGGAGGCGGCGGAGATCGTCGCTGGGCTGGGCGGCGGCTGGCTGCGCCTGGTCTGGGACACCGAGGTCGCCGACACGGTCATGGTCGACGCGGTGCCGGCGGACGCGGCGATCGGCGAGTGGCGCTGGGGCCTGCTCGCCGCCGTCACCTTCTTCACCGAGTACACGCAGGGAAGCCACGACCAGGAGGTGATCCGCCATCTCGAGCGCCATGAGCCTGGCGCCGTATTCCATGGTCTGTACGTCGGCAACGCCGAATCCCTGGGCCGCGCAGAGGCGCTGACCGAGCACCCCTCCACCGCTCCATACGCCGAGCTGGTCGACGAGGACGGGGCGATCCCCACCGGCGTCGACTCGCTCACCGCCGCCTACGTCGCCAACATGCGCCCGCAGCGGCGCTGGCGCAAGATCGAGGAGCTCGCCCGCCTCGGGCGCTCCGACTTCGACGGAACCGAGCCCCTGATGGATGCACTCGACGAGTGCTACACCAGCTGGATGCGCGACGTGCGCCTCGCCAAGGCGCGCATCCTTGTGCCCGAGTTCATGCTCACGGACCTCGGCAAGGGCAAGGGCGTCGCCTGGGACGAGGACAAGGAGGTCTACGCCGCGCTCAGCGTGGCCCCGACCACGGCGGCGGAGAAGCAGATCACCCCGCAGCAGTTCGACATCCGCGTCGCCGAACACCAGGAGACGGCGCGCCAACTCACCGACGAGATCCTGCGCGCCGCCGGCTACTCGCCCTCGACCTTCGGTCTCGGCAAGGACGGCGGCATGGCGACCGCCACCGAGGTGGTCTCCCGGGAGAAGCAGTCGGCGCGGACGCGCGACCGTAAGACGCGCTACTTCTCGCAGGCGCTGGAACCACTGCTCACGACGTGGCTCGAGCTCGACGCCCTCGTCTTCGGCGGCGGCGCGCAGGGTTCGGTACACGTCAAGTGGGCCGACGAGAGCCAGCCCGACCAGGAGGCGCTCTCGCGCACCATCGAGACGCTGAACCGGGCGCTCGCCGTCTCGGCCGACACGAAGGTCAGGATGCTCCACCCCGACTGGGACGAGGAGCAGATCGAGAAGGAAGTCGAGCTGGTCAGGGCCGAGAGCGGCGCGATGGTGCCGGACCTCGGGCCGCTGCCGGAGTCAGCTGAATAACCAACCCAGAACAGGAGACACCAGCTATGGCAGGATTCACCACCGCATTCAGCCGCACAACCCTCGACAGCGCCATCGCCAACGGCGACAAGGTGCACTGGAGCGAGAACGGCTCCAGCGCCTCCGCCAACCTCACTGAGACCACGATCACCACATGGAAGGCCGCGTCCGACGCCGACCCGGCCGTGCGCGCGAACGACGGCGCGTATGAGTCGGCGGGGGCGAGCAGCGGCTGCACCATCACGCACTACGCCGTGTTCAACTCGGCGGGCTCGACGCAGAAGACGGACTGGACGGCGCTTGACGCCGCGCGCACGCTCCCGAGCGGCGGGAAGATCACCATCGCCGACGGGGCTATCACGGTCACGCTCACCTGAGTCGATGCGTCGCGTTGGCAACTGCTCCCGCTGCGGCGCCTGCTGCCGCCCTCCGGTCACGCTGGACGGCGCGTTCTGCCCCGACTTCGTCGAGGGGACGCCCCCGGCCTGCGCCGCCTACGAGGATCGCCCCGGCTGTTGTCGTGACTACCCGAAGTCGACCGACCGCCTCGACCCGACCTGTACCTACCGATGGGTGAGTGAGTAGTGGCAACCGCGCAGAAGACATGGACGTGGGATTCCTCGACCGAATCATGGTCGCTGTCCTCGGTCACGCGCTCGACGGCGCAGGGTAGCCCGAACAACGGATCCCTGTTCGCAGCCACGCCCGTCGGCCGCAACCAGGACGTGTCGGGCACCGCCGTCCTAAACAGCGTCAGTTGGGCGACCCTGTTCGGCATCGCCTCCAGCACTACCGTCACCGACGTGCAGGTGGTCGCGGGCCTGCGCACCTACGCGGGCCTCGGCGGCACATCACATGACGGTCATTCGGCCACAGTCGCGGTCGCCGATGGGGGCTACCAGAGTCTGTGGACGCGCTCGGGCACGGTCGCCGACGGGGGCTGGCAGACCGGCGCGGCGGGCGACAAGCGGACTCTCACGACCCCGCAGGCCGCGAGCGGTAACGCCGACCTGCGCATCTCGCTCACAGCCTCGTCCGCGAACGACAAGAACGGCCTCGGCACCATGTACGTGGACTACCTCACCATCGAGGTCACGTACTCGGAGGCCACATACAACGCCGCAGGCGCTGCGTCCGCAGAGAGTGGCACGTCCGCGTCCGTCAACATCGCCGTCCCGGTATCGGGTACTGCGCCCGCCACGACCGGCGCTGCCGCTGCCGTCAATGTAGCCGTTCCTGTATCCGGCACTGTCTCGGCGTCCTCGGCGACCTCCGGTTCCGTTACTGTCAGCGGGGCCTCGGAGGAAGCGAGCGGCACCGTCGCGGCCACCAGTGGCACCGCAGCCGCTGTCAATGTGAAGATTCCAGTGAGCGGCACCGCACCGGCCACCAGCGCCGCGGCCGGAGCGGTGAACGTCACGCTGCCTGCATCGGGCACTGCTGCGACGGTGAGCACGACCAGCGCCGCGCCGAACGTCGCTCTGCCTGTCAGTGGCAGCACGGGGGCCGCCAGCGGCACGTCCGGCAGCGTGGATGTCGCCGGCTCGACATCGGTTTCTGGGGCCGTGACGGCCACCAGCGGGACGTCGTGCTCGGTCAACGTGGCGTTGCCCGTCACGGGGGTCACCTCTGCCACCTCCGGCGGATCTGCCGCGCCGAACGTCGCTCTGCCGGTTGCGGGCGTGGTGTCCGCGACGAGCGGCACGAGCGGCAACGTGGCGGTCAGTGACGCGACGAACGCCGTCTCCGGCACCGTCGCGGTCGTCAGCATGACCGCATGTGCAGTGAATGTCGCGCTTCCTGTCTCGGGCCGCGCGGCAGCAGTATCAGGGACATCGTGGAGATCTGCTGAATCGGTCCAGGTGGGCAAAAGCTGGCCGGTCACCGTCGCCCCACGCCCCTGGCCGATCGCAGCGCGCGTCAGGCGGTGGCCGGGTCACCTGAAGGGCAGGGCCTGATGCCCGCCAGCCCAGCCATGGCCGAGCGTCTCGCCCGCGAGGTCACCGGCTACTACGCCGAGGCCGAGCGCCTGCTCATCGAGCGCATCGCCAGGCGTCTGGCCGCCGGCGTCGAATCGCCGCGGTGGGCGGAGCTCAAGCTGGCGCAGCTGCAGGAGTACCAGCGGCAGGCGCAGGCCCTGCTCGCCGACCTCGAGCGCAAGGCGGCGACCGGCGCGACTACGGCGCTCACCGAAGCGTACGAGCGGGGCGGCATGGCCGCCGTGGCCGACCTGCGCCGCCTGAACAAGACCACGGTCGAGCCGCTCGTACGCTTCGGTGAGC